TACTTCAGGAACCTCCGACTCCAGTTCGTTACAAATCACAGGAGCAGGTGTTATAAATGGTATTTCTAAAGTAGCAGACAGATTAAATGTGTATAAGTCATCGGGTGAGGTTAAAAGATGGGATGGGTTTTCACTTGTAGAATTGGCTACAAATTCAGCGCCATCGTCACCTTATTCCATAGCTATGAAAGAAGGCTATCAGTTTGGACTTAACCGTGATGGAATCGTAGGTTATGGCGGGGACAGGTTCAAATTACTTTCCAACGCTATTACAAGTCAGATTTATAATAATTTAGGCAGTGCTATAGTGGGGTCGGATTTTGATACACTTCCTGCAACCTGCCATCATTATGATTACTTTATAACTGCAGGTACATCAGTTACAGATGGTTTTACCCGATATACCATGATAAACAATGTCATTAAGTATGATTATTTAAAGAATGAATTTCTTAATTGGTCGTTAGCAAACTACCCAACTTCATGGCATTCTTATAAAGATTTAACGGGGGACCAACAGCTGATCTTTGGTAGTAATAATGGGCAGTGTTTTAAATTCGTAGGTACAGCAACAACAGATAACGGTACCCCTATATCGTGTTCTCTGGAATACGTTATAGATATGACACAACCGGAGAATGATAAGTTATGGAGGTGGTTATGGATATTTACAAATCCGGGTTGTCAAGCGAAGTGTCAAGTAGCTTTTGAGGATACATTCAGGCGTGATTCTAAGAAATGGATAGAGATTGGAGATATGAGTGCTGGGGTGACAGAATTCCGTATCCCCACCGATGCCAATGCTAGAAGTAAGTTAATGTTTATCAAATTTTATGAGTCATCAAAGGATGCGCCATTTACTTTATATGGTTTTACCATAGATGCAGATATAGAGACAAGAAAATGAGTAACGGGCTTGATACTAATTTAGTGGCCAACAGTTCTCCCAGTAATTCCCCTACATCATCGTTAGAGTTTAATTCACAGAATGATAGGGGTGCTGTTGGGGACTATAATCTTGGGACTATCAATGCTAGTAAAATAACTGTAGGTACTTTATCTGGAACCGTAGCATATCTTGGAACATTAACTGCAAATCAGATCAATGGCGGTACTTTAATTCTTGGCGGTACATCCAATGGTGATGGTGTATTACATATAAATAATGCTTCGGGTACAACTATTATTCAGGGAAACAACACGGGGCATCATTATTATAATACAGTCGGGGCAGAATTAATAAGAGGGAATGACAGTGGGTTATATGGATTTGGGACTGTAGAGCAGGTTGTGACATTTCAAGACTCGGCTAGTGGTACCATAGAATATGGATATATCGGATTTTCAGCGGGATCGCAATCATTCTTTCTGCAATCTAGGTCAGGAAGGAGTATGTACGCATTAAGCGCTGGAAATTTTATATTAAGTGCCGGCACTCAATTATCCGCCCTTTGTAATAGTATGTATCTAACCTCTGATACCTCAGCCACTATCCAAGCCCCCAACAGGGCAGAATTAGCGGCTACAGGGTCAGGAAGCGTAGTTCTTAGTGCGGGAGGCGCTATAAATGGTACCGCAGGTGGGGATATAAACCTTGTTTATGGTGGTGATTTCAAATTAAACGGCTCAACTAAGACCGCTGTAGTACCCACCTCTATAGGATACAATGAACTTTATTGTATGGAATCTCCCGAAGTGTGGTTTATGGACTTTTGTAGTACAAAAGAGAGCGTTGATCCACTGTTTTTAGAAGTTACAGAACCACCTTACAAATTCATTAAATGTGACCCTGATGGTTTTCAGGTATGGGGTAAACGTAAAGAATTTTCAAATAAAAGGTTTGAACAAGTTACCGAATTAGACTATATTACTAATAACAAGTTTTGGTCTTTTGCTAGACCTCAGAAAGATATAAAATAGACCTATGGCAGACAACTACTCCTTAAAAGCAATATTTGCAAATGATCCCGAAGGTTACAATAATTACAAATCGGGGCAGAAATCAGGTCAATATACTGATTATGCCGGATATCTTGCACAAGGAGGCAAAAGTGGTGGAAACTATAGCAACGATACGGTGCAAAACGCCATTAGAATGAATCAAGAAGCAATTAAACCAGTTGTTTCTTCCCTAGAGGCGGAAAAAGGCCCTCTTGAGAAGAGGTATCAAAACTTACTTAGCTCAATAAAAGGTAACCAAACTACAGCGGAGAATAGACAAACGTTAACAACAGCTAACGAGCTTGCAAGACGGGGTATTTCCAATGAATCGGGTGTCTATCAACAGGAACTAACAAACGCTGTTAATCCAGTAACACAGCAATATAGTTCACAATATACCGATGTCGGTCTTCAAGGAGATCAAGCACTTAGAGCTTTAGCAACTCAGATAGCGCAGTTACAAAGTGGCGCAGCAAGTACTGGTATTACTCAGGGTATTGGACAACAGCAATTTAATACTCAACAAGCTAATTTACAGGCTGAAAGAGATAGGCAATATAAGATGGATGAAGCGACTCGAAAACTTAATGAATTGATTTATAATACAATACAATTACCACAATCTCAGTACAATATAAACAAACCCTACAGTAGCTCTAATACAAAAATTGAGGATGATCCGTTCCAATAGGAGAAGAAATGAGAATTTTACCTGATGGTACAGTAGAAATAAAAAGGAAAAAGAGTGGTGAAACAAAAATTGTGAAGCCAGAAGAATTACCTAGTTATGGCATTCCTTACTCTGAATATGTGAAAGAAGCGGAGGCGTATCAGAAAATCCCAGACGTTGAACCTGTATTAAGTCCGGAGAAATCCCAGAAAGATATTGATGCAGAGACGGCAAAAGCAGATATAAATAATAGAGCAGACGCAGTATTAAATGTTATAGAAATGGGAAGAAACGGGAAATTGTCAGGAAAAAGTCTCGAAGACGCTTTAAACCAGGCAGCATCAAAATTTAATGCAGCTGTGGGTTTTGGTGAAGGTGGTAAACAGCTTACAGGACCTGAACTTGCTGTACTTGCCGGCTCTTTGGTGAAGTTTGAGCAGCCAAGAACTCAGAATTTTATTCAGCATATAACGGGGGAAGTTCCCTCACCGACAGGAAAGCTGCTTGATGATGCAGATACAATAGAGCGTAAGATGAAACTGGCTTTAGGTCAGGATATATCTCAATCTAATACAAAAGAGCAGACTCGGTTGTCTTCTAAACCTACGGGGGGTCAGGATTTATTAACACAGCTATTTTCTGCACCTTTTGAAAAATCTCCTGAATCCAAAGGTCAGGGTATCGGTGGATTTGTTACAAACGCATATCAAGACGTAAAACAGAATGTAAAAGATTTAGCTGGCTTGGGAAATATAATACCAGTGCTTGCTGATATTTTAGAAGGTAGACGATCTGGTACGGATACGTTAAAGCAGGTAGGAGAGGGTATAGGAAAGACTTATGAAGAAATAGGTAAGTACCCCCTTGATACTTTATATAATAAGCCCCTCTCAACATTATTAAATGGTTTGGCTGTTCTACCTATCGCTAAGGCTGCGGGAGTGGGAAAGGCAACAAAGGAAGTAGGAGCAGTCAGCACTATTAGTACAGACCCAGGACTCGATAGAATCTTAGGTAAAGCTGGGAAGGTAACAGCTAGTAAATCAGGCAGCACTGCCACCAGAATTTATGAAAACATCTTAAATGTAGCTAAGAAAGATAGGGCTTTTGAAAAATTGAAACCCGCTGAAACGTCGGCAGACATGGTTAAATATGGGATCACGGGTGGTAATTTAGGAGAATTGTCAACCAAAACGCAGAAAATAACAGGTAGTAACGGTATTTTATCAAATGTTGTAAATGAAGCAGTGTTGGGTGTCAAGAAACCTGTTGATATGTCACCTGTTCTTTCAATCGTTTCCGAGAGCAAGAATAGTGGTAGATTTTCCGCTTTAACAGTAGATAAAATGGATGAGGTATCAAAAAGATTAAACAAGTTTATAGGTACGGGTGGGAAGAAGATCGGTGATATAGTAGAAATAACAAGACTATTAGAAGAAGAGCGTAAACTCCAGTCTGAAGCAGTTGAGCATTTTATAGCTGGTAGCAAGGGTGATACGGCAGCAAAGGAGTTGGGTACTTTTAAAATGGATGTGGCAAATGAAATGAGTGATATCATAGACAAAGCTGTTAAAGGTTCGGGGGGTATTGATAAATTTAAAGACCCTAAAATTATAGATGCTATATCTGAGGTCAGCCCAAAACTTGCACAGGAGTTTAAAAATGCTAAAAACGTATCAGATATAAGGAGTCTGCAAAAGCCATTTGTCAGATTTTCCAAACTTCTAGATATAAGTATAAATCAACCAGCGTCCGCCTCGAATAGAACGCTTGGGAGAATATCCAATATACCGGGAGTAGGACCCATATTGGATGCCGCAGCCCAGAATGTTACCGTACCACTTTCTACAAATACAGCGGTAGCATTAGATAGACTCCCACCTAACCTGAAAAATTACATCACTGCATATGGGTTGATAAATAGAAACACGTCTGGTTTGGCAGGAAGGCAATTAAGGGATACTAACAACCCTTACCAGTTTTAATAGTGGGTTCTAGAAACCATAGAACAAAACGTATGAATAACACTGATATTATTGGTAAGACAAATATTAATAAAAGTAAAGTTATAAATACATCTAACACGATGCCATTATAACAGGTAATTAGCAATTTGACATCTTATCTGCCAAGAGGTTAGTATGACTATATGGGTAATATTACTACTCAGTATAATAATTTACTTATTACCCATAAGGGATGGTGAGAGTAAGGAATGGGGTTCAGACCCTATATATTTAAAGCCTTCAAAGCGGGTAAAGAAAAAACAAAAGATAAATACAAGAGCAAGGTGGAGAAGAAAACTAAAAATTATATCCAGCTTACTCTTTTCTGATAGAGAATATAAATGATTTATATACCAACAGAATTAACACATGACGCACTGCTTGGCAGTTTTGTATTAATTATTAGTCTTTTTGTAAGTATAGTATTTAGGCAGTCTAGGACTGTTTCAATAATTATTGCTAAAATATTAGTAGATTTTGCATTGAAGGTTTTAAATATAGGCAGTAAGTGGTCAGAGGAGCATAAAAAAGATATAGCACAGTATACAAGCGACTGGCACATTTTGAAGACTAAGCTTAAAGGGGGTAAGATAGGTAAGGGGTAATATGTTAAAGATACCTGTAAATGGATTACCAATAATAACTAGAGGGTATATTCCGAGAGTACATTTAGGGACTGATTATGCCGTTGAGCATAGAACAGCAATTATATCTACAGCCGGAGGTGTAGTTTTAAAGGTAAATGACACTGAAAAAAGAAATTGGTTAGCAAATACTCCGAGTGACCCATTTAAAAAGGGGTTAGGCAAAGTCATTTATTATAGATCATTAACGACAGCAGACTATGGGAAATATGTAAAGATAAATCACGGTAAAGGAATAGCAACTTTATATGCGCATTTAGATGAGGTTCTGGTTTATGAGGGGCAGAGTGTAGTTGAAGGACAGCTTATTGGATACTCAGACAATACTGGAAATTCTACTGGAAATCACCTTCATTTTGAGATAAGAAAAGATGATATAGTAATAGACCCTAGTACGTTTGATTTTAATTTTAATGGAGAGGAGGTGTCTAATACGCAAGTAAATGAAATAAAGGATAAAGTTAAAATAACTGTTCCTACTCTTTATGTCAGATCAGGCCCATCACGAACATACCCATTATCGGGCTCAAAAGAACTCCATAGAAATGTCTTAGTTGATGTGGTAGGATTTACCGAAGGGGAAGAGATAGATAGTAATAAATTATGGTACAAAAGTGCCAAAGGAAATTACTTCTGGAGTGGTGGAACAGATAAACCATATCCTGTAATTTCAGAAAGTAAAAACATGACTAGAGAAGAAAATGACGCAAAAAAGGTTGATTTTGAGGCCAGAGCTGTTAGTATAGAAGCTAGAAGAGCTGAACTGGAAAACGCTGTAGCTGCAAATGCTGCTGATAAAGCTGCTTACGATGCTGACTATGCCAGTTTTATAGCTGAGCCAGTTGACGAGTCTATAGAAGAAGTTGTTGCAGAACCCGTAGTAGAGACGGTGGAAACTGTTGTTGCTGAGGAAGTCGTTGCAGAAACTCCTGTAGATAAAATTCAGGACGAGAAAATCAGTAAGCTAGAAGCTTTATACGAAGAGTTAAAGGGTTTGTTAGGTAAATAAATGGAAATAAAGTCAGGATTTAAGACAAGCGAATTCTATCTGACATTAATACCAACTGTAGGAGCTATGCTAGTTCTAACTGGTGTTATTCCTGAGAACGATTCGGCACAGGTTGTTAATCTTATTAAAGACGCTGTGTCAGGGATTGTAGCAATAGTTGGTATTGTCTCTTACATAATGGGTAGAACTGAGATAAAAAGAGAAGTTATCAGAAACTCTAAGGCAGAAATCCTAGGTTAACGAAACAAGCCTCTAAGAGCTAAGATTAGTAAAAGAACAAACGCTATATCAGGCCAGTCTCTAAACCATTCTAAGAAACTATGCATTTTGGTTTCCCTTTGGTTCTTTCAATGTATTCCATGTGTAATTTAGCCTCTTTACCACACGGAATTAAATAATCATGGGTTTTGTTTATATTGAGTAATATTTTTATCCAATTAACTATTATCATTTAAGTTCTTTAACTCCTTATAAAAAGCTTCTTTATAAAATCTTTTTATTTCTGGTGCATCTTTCTTCCAACCGCTATATGATTCATGAGATAGTATCTCCAGATCATCGTACTCCTTGTCGCCGACCACTGATCTAAATAATATCTCCTTTTCTTTAGGGTGTCTATCTAAGTATGAGTGGCAACCATAGCACAAAGTTAGACAATTATTTTCATTCCATCTAGTTGAATGGTCGCCTCTACTAAAACAATGGGCATTATGTAAACCCATCAGATGTGAGTTATCCCCACCGTCCATATAAGGTTTATAAGTCTTACTGCATCTTCTACATTTAAACTTATCTCTGGCTCGTATATATAAGCTGAACCATTTATCCTCTGGTCTAATTTTTACGCTCATTGCTAACTATCTCCTTTCCTTTTAGGGCATTGTCTACAACTTCTTGCCACATATAGGTATCTTTCATATCTAACGGTTTTCTACAACCACCTTTGTAAGTAAGATAAACATTACCCCCTGCGTTTCCACATAACTTTTCCTCTACTTCCCCACCGCTTTGTGTACTAATTGTTTAGTCCCTTCTAATTCAAGCTTCATTTCTAAGCAAAGCATATTCTTCATTACTTAATTCAAACTTCCATGCCATGCAGGAATCAGCTAAAGGATTGCCTTGTGCATACTCTGGATCAACCCCAGATACGTAGACTCTTTCTGTAGACGGACAAACGTACTTTAGAAAATACGCTGGTTGCGAAAACACATCTTTAATTAGATATAACTCATTTCCCCGTTCTGATTTATTTATCAACTCTGCTTTAGAGTTTTCAAGTAACGCCTTAGCACCGTATATTCTCATAGCAGCCATTCTTTGTTCTATATTTCCTATAGCCATTACGTCCTTAAAATCCATCTCTTTTTTAACTACTTTCTCCCAGAGTTCCTTGTCAAAATGAATTCCAAATAAATAGTGTTGCTCATAAGTATCTGACCAGACTATTGCCGGGGCTATTTCGGAATGTAATCTGTGTTGCTCATCTCTTAATATTTGTTGTGGATTTTCACAAACAACGCAAAATTTATCTAATTGAACCATGTCATAAATGTTGGATTCCAACAGCTCTACAAAACTATTCAAACTCTCATGACTCTTTAATACACCAATCTGTTCAAAGTATTTATAAAACGAAACCCATCCATAATCTGAGATATTTCCATAGCTTGAAAGATCAAACATCTTAAGACCCCGTTTTTCAACTTGAGCCCCAACTTGATCCCTAACTTGATCCCCAACTTGAGCCCCAACTTGATCCCTAACTTGAGCCCCAACTTGATCCCAAACTTGAGCCCTAACTTGATCCCCAACTTGATCCCTAACTTGATCCCCAACTTGATCCCTAACTTGATCCCTAACTTGATCCCAAACTTGAGCCCCAACTTGATCCCAAACTTGATCCCAAACTTGATCCCAAACTTGATCCCAAGCTTGATCCCAAACTTGAGCCCTAACTTGATCCCAAACTTGAGCCCCAACTTGATCCCTAACTTGATCCCCTCCTAAAATATTACAAGCTAATTGCACACCAGCGGGAGAGCTTACAAAGATGACTTTAGGTTTCTTCAAGTTAGACAGCTTGTACATCCATTCAATGCCCTTAGTAGCTTTTTCTCTATCTATTGGTTTGAACCCACCAAATATTTTATTTAACCAATAATCTCTAACTACAGGTATTAACTTTTCTTGTTCGGGCATTAGTTTTTTAAGCATTAGTCTATAACCCTTCTCATTTCACGGTTAAAATAATCAAATTCTCTTTCCTTTAATACTTTGTAAGTAGCGGGAGCTATTTTTACTTCCTTGTGCTCCTCATGAACAAGGCTGGCCTCGTCATCTAGTTTGAAATACATACTGTCTGTATCTTCAAATACAGTTACATCAACGCTAGTTAGCATTCTGTGATGATGACCGGTTATTTCCCCCTCTGCTAAAATATTTACTTTCCCACTTGATTTCTTCACGGCATCTACGGGGATTGATTTAACTTGTTTACCAAGTAAATCGCCATGTCTGAACATTTTTACTTTCATATTTTCCTTTCACAACTTTAAATTAAATACTGGTACTCTTTCTGAGAGTAGCAAAATCAACAGTCCCGTTTCTTGTGTCTCTCTTAAAACCTAAATCATCTCCATGCTTTTTATCTAACCACTCGCCTAATAACTCCACAACGGACACAACAACGCCCCACTCGGCAGAAACATCTATATGCGAAAACTCTATACAAACAAACTTATCTCTATCCCAACCATTAACTGCCGTAGTTATTTTTCCATTTATTAAGTAAGTAAAATCATATTTATTGTTAGCACCCTCGCCATTTATATCAAGCCAACACTTTTTGGTATCAAAGTCGTGGCAAACCCTAAACGACACATTATTGTCTTTTAACCAATTAAACGCTTTCGTGCTAACTTCAACATAAAACCCGTTTGTGATATTTATACCCACAGGCAACTTAACTTCCCTATAGTCTGATAACCTGTCCAACCTGTTTATTTTCTTATCGGTAGTTATTTTAATCATTTCTTTTCCTTTCCCCTGCTATCTTTGGTGGGTTGGGTTTTAATACTTTGCATAAACTTAGTAAAAACCCTGTCTAACTCCTCTAAAGTTACAAAGTATTCCCTGTTTTCACCAAAAACTTCCTTTTTATTGTGGGCGTAGCCGTACACATCTGCACAAAAAGTAGTTAGTAAGTCCTCAACATCAACTAAGTTTTGCTCTCTCTTTTCCACATCTACGCTTTGTGAGTTACGGGATAGATAGGGTAGGAAGAAAGCCCAAGTTTCATTAAACTTATTTACCTCTTTGGCATTTACTATTGCGCCGCCCTCTGCGTCTGTACCGCCCCCCATAGTTCCTCTAAAGTCAAACAACTCATCAGTCATGTTTTTATCTTTAGTTTGTTCCATGTTGCTCCTTACTTAAACTTACGACTCATTCCTCAACAATATATACTCTTCATCACTTAACCTAAACTTCCACGCCATACAACTATCCGCCCATTTATGTTCACGTGCATAATCGGGATCAATACCCGATACGTAAACTCTTCCGGTTGATGGGCAGTTATACTTTAAAAAGTATGCAGGCTGTGAAAATACATTATTAATTAAAAATAACTCATTTCCCCTGTCAGATTTATCAACAAGCTTAGCATTTTAATTTCCAAGCAGTTCTTTTGCCCCATATATTTTCATTGATGCCATTCTTTGCTCAATGTTTTCAATGCTCATAATATCTTTAAATGACATTTCTTTTTTAACTACTTTTTCCCATAATTCTTTATCAAAATACACACCAAATAAATAATGTTGTTCATAAGTATCTGACCAAACTATTGCCGGTGCTATTTCTGAATGTAATCTGTGCTCCTCATCTCTTAGTATTTGCTGTGGTGTTTCACAAACTATGCAGAACTTATCAAGTTGCGCCATATCATAAACATTGGATTCTAGTAAATTAACAAACTTATTAAAATCGTTATGTTTTTTTAATATTTGCTTTGCTTTTCGTTTTAAGCGTTTTTTGGACTGTTCTTACAAAGAAAAATTTAGATAAGTTTACGAATGTTGTAAACGTTATAGCCGCCGTGCTGGTCGCCATCTCTATTATAAACATCGGGATGTATGAGTTGAGGCATGGCAGGACTGCCAGAAGTATAGAAAACACAACTGTTTATGAATCAGACGGGAAATTTAAAAATCAAGGCGCCTTGCCGAATATCTATTATATTATTTTAGACGGATACGCCGCAGCGGATACACTGAGCGAGATTTATAGTTACGATAATAGTGAATTTCTTGCCTTTCTTGCCGATCGCGGTTTTTTTGTTCCAAGTAAGTCAAGGAGCAATTATGCATGGACCCATTTGTCTCTCGCTTCTTCTTTAAACATGGAACATATTACTTTTTTAACTGATACTCTCGGTATAGATTCTCTGGACCGGACTACTCCGTTTCAGATGATCGAAGACAACGCTGTGCAGGAGTTTCTAAAGGCCAATGATTATAAATTTATTCATGTAAGTTCGGGTTTGGCGCGCATGACCAATAAAAATCGAAATGCAGAGGTTAATTTTAAAGCTGGTCGTCTGGATGAATTTTCCTTGTTACTGCTGGAAACAACTGCTCTTTATCCGTTTATGAAGGGCGCGGTTGGCGTTGATGCAAGAAACACGGTACTGTATGCGTTTGATGTTCTAAAACACGTACCAAAGTTGCCGGGCCCTCGGTTTACATTCGCGCATATTCTCATTCCCCATCCAGTCTATCTTTTTGGTCCTAATGGCGAGGCAATTCAGGATCCAACGGCAGGTCTGTCTGGTTATAATCGCTGGAAGTTAAAAGATTATTATGTTAATCACGTAATTTTTACGAATAAGAAGGTGCGCGAAGTCGTGGATGCTATTTTACAAGAAGAGTCAACGCCGCCGATTATTCTGCTTCAGGCGGATCACGGAACGCTTTCAGAAGGCGATGAATATGAGAATTTCTCGAGCATTACCGATCGTCTTGCAAAAGAGCGCATGAAAATATTCAGCGCTTATTATCTGCCGGGCGACGGCAAAGATATGCTCTATGATTCAATAACTCCGGTAAACTCCTTTAGGATTATTTTTAATCATTACTTTGGGACGGAGTATCCTTTGTTGGCAGATGAAAGTTATATATCTTCAGATAAACAACCATATGGTTTTATCAATGTTACCGATATAACGAGCGAGCCGTATTAAGCATGGCAAGAGAATATTACACTATTACTGGCATTCTTGTTGTTGCAATTTTTGTTGTCGGAATTGTTGGTTTTATTAACAGCGGTGTCATATATACGCTTCCGAAATCGCTCCACGAACCTGACGCGGGTCCGGTTGATCCTTCCAGAGGATTTATAGGCACCGCGATCAGCCTTGTTCATACCGGAACGTTTAATAATAGAGGTCCGGGTTATATCGGGAACGGGCAACGCGGCCCGGCGTACGCGGTGGTGCTCGCGCTCGGTTTTCTCATGTTTGGGGAATATGTCTGGCCCGTCTATTTGATGAACTTTATCTTTCTTGCGCTTGTGATTATTCTTCTTTGGCGTCTTAGCCGGCGTTA